TGACATTGCAAGATTGTTTTGTGAAGGTGGATTTATTGGTGAGTGGACAACCTACATCAGCGATAACTACACAGGTATGGGAAGATACTACAATGGCATTGCACCTACTGTAAGTCCCAGCCCAGAGCCAAGTGCATCTGCCGAGCCTTCGCCTTCGCCAACTCCAAGTGAGTCTGCAACTGCTGTATCTGAAACTCCAACTGCTGTGACTGAGACTCCAACTGTTGTAAACGAAACTCCAACCGTTGTCGCAACACCTTCTCCTGAACCTTCGCCACAACCCAGCCCATCAGAAACCCAAACAGTATTAGTAACTCCATCTGAAACTCCTACTCAAACAGCAACCGTTGTGGTTGATACTCCAACAGTAGTGGTTCCCCCAAGTCCTGCGCCTGAGCCAACACCTATTCCAGACCCACCACCTGTGGTGCAGCCTGAACCAGTAGTTATACCTGAGCCTCAACCAGTTCCTGAACCAGCCTCAGAGCCACCTCCTGTGGCTCCTGAGCCTACTCCTGAAGTGGAAGAAGAAGCACCTGCTCCAGCGCCAGAACCTGTCGCTGAACCTGAACCAATTCCTGTAGAAGAACCTGCGCCTGAGCCTCAACCTGAGCCTCCCCTAGAGGAAGAGCCTGCACCAGAGCCTGAGCCTGAACCAGAACCCGTTCCAGAGCCTGCGCCAGAACCTGTAATTGATGTTGCACCTGAACCTCCTGTTGAAGAACCTGAGCCACCAGTTGTGGCTACGGAAGATTCTACACCAGAAGAACGAGAAGCAATAGCAGAAACGATCATTGAAGCAGCACAAGGTGAGCCAGTTACAGCACAGGCTATTCAAGAAGCAGGCTTAACCTATAAAGATTTACCTGCCGAAACACCAGTTGAAGTCCGTGAAGATGATAAAGGTAATGCAGTTGTTATTACCGCAGAGGTAGCGGCAGCACTTGTAATACTTGAAAGTCCTGCAGAACTTATTAACGCAATTTTTACTGACCCTGGGCAAGCCTTGCTTGCCATCACCAGCATTGGTGCAGATATGTCAGATGAAGAAAGAGAAGAATCAGAAAAGATTATTGTCGCATCAGTTATTGCTGGACAGGCTGCGGTTACAGCAGCAAGTGCAGCAGGAGCAGCAACGTATAGGAGAAAACCGTGAAGATACTAAAAGATATGGTTGAACAGTTATGGACTCTACTAGGTATGTTTATTGCCTGGGTAGTTCTTGATGGTTCAGCAAAGCAAGTTGTTGGCGTTGCTATATTTGCAACTTTATTTGTATGGGCAGTTACATACCCAATTAGAAATCCATTAGATAAGGACAAGAAATGACAGTTGAATATAGTCAAAATGGCTGGGTAGCATCTAAAGATAAAGAAGCAATTAACATTAAACATTTCCCTGTTGCTGGAACAAAGATTAGATTACAGTGCAACGAGATATGCGGTCCAGTATTAGCAGCATTTGCTGCTGAGTTTCATACTAAAGTTGAACCTCTTGAAGAGGGAGTCTTTGATGACTGGTCATATGCATACCGTCAGGTTCGTGGTCAAACAGATAACTTATCTAACCACTCATCAGGTACGGCAATAGACTTGAATGCCGTTAAGCATCCGCTTGGAAAAGAAAATACCTTTACTCCTGAGCAGCGCAAGACACTAGATATTCTTTGCAAGAAATATGGGTTGCGTGCTGGCTACACCTATAAGACTCGCAAAGATGATATGCATTTTGAAATAGTAGAAACACCTGAACAGGTGAAAGCACGCGTAATCAAGATGAAACTAAAGTAAAGGAATCCCCAAATGAATCAAGAAAAAATTAAACAGATTGCTTTAACATACCTACGCTCTGCAGCAGCAGTGGTTGCTGGTTTGTATATGACTGGCGTACACGACCCTAAGACATTAGCATCTGCTTTTGTTGCTGGTCTTGTTGGTCCAATTCTTAAAGCACTTGACCCATCAGCAAAAGAGTTTGGTATTACTAAGAAGTAATATTTATATAAATTAGAAGCCCCCGCTTAGGTACTTTAAACTACCTAGCGGGGGTCTTTTTTTATTGGTAGGTAAGGTATAACGGTATTGGTCTTATGTTAAGCCGTTGCCGTAATTTATGGCGCTGAGTTTCAGTAGTGTTGCCCCAGTAACCAGCAACATTATACTTGAGTGCATAGTTTAGACATTCTGTTTTGACAACACACGAATTACAGATACTTTGAAGTGCTTTGATCTCAGAGTATTTACCCTTTCCATCTTCTATAAAAAACAATTCACTATCTGTTGACTCACAATTAGGTGTGTCAGTAGGTCTAAACATCTATCCTCCTGTTGAATAAAATCCCGTACCGTTAAACTTAACGGCTACACTGGACCATACACGTGTCATAGTTCCACTACAAGTACTACACATAGGTGGTATGTTTTCATTTGTTTCTACAATCTCATTACAAGTGTTACATTTAAAATCGTACATAGGCATTACTCGCAGTCTCTCCAATCTATCGGCGTTGGTGCCGTTGTTATAGTTCCACAGTCTTTACACTTTTGAGCAAGGTCATACCAAGTAACCTCTCTAGTTTCTTGGTCCCACATAACGGTGATTTCAAACATAAGACAACCACATATGCAGGCAAATGTTGGCTGCCCTCTCAGGTCATTCAACTTTTGTATCCTCATCTGTTTGAGGTCGCCACCCACCTAGATGCTTGATAAGAGAATTGATTGCACGTTGTACTTTCATACGTGCACCATCTGGTGTGCTGTCCATATCTTTTGCAAGCAATGCCCAGTCAGGTTGTTCTATACTAAAGCGCAAGCGTAATATGTTTTGCTTTGCTTCAGATAATTTATAGTAACCTGATGCTATGTCGGACCTTAGCGACAACCAATTGTTGCCATCCGAAATCTCACTTGTCTTAACTGTTCCACCTAAATCTTTAATCTTTGTAGGTATTTCGTAAGATTCCCCAATGATTGAAGGGAGAAAAGCCTCTATAACTGAGGTGTCATAGTAGTATAAATCGGACATATCGTACCCGATCTTCTTTGCTTTTTCTCTTTCACAGAATTTAAGTGCTGCATTACGTAGCGATTTAGCGATAAGTTTATCTCGGTCTTTTTCTTTTAACTCAGACCACTCGTTGTACTTGCGTGGGTGGGATATAAACCACAGCCACAACTCTTGTCCTATGTCATCACGCTCTATCATAGAGTACTTGCGTGCATATTCTGCGGCTAGAGTTTGTACCAAATCATTATAGTCTTCAATGTAATTCATTATGGAATGATTACCTCACCATTAACAATTGGAACTGCAAACGGTGTAACTTTACGATTAGTTTCTACTAAGATACCAATGCCCTGTTGCCAGTTGGCACTGCCTGATGTTAGGTAACTAGCCTGTTTTATATCCATCATATGCCCGACCTCTAAACCATAGAGCGTATGTGTTTTGCCGTAGAAGCCAGTTGTTTCGTGTTGCAAACCCACGCGGTGCGTGTGTCCACATACAACTGACTTACCTAAACGCTTGGCTAGATTTAAAGCGGTAGCCCCTGGCGAACGGTTAAGTGCACCTTCATCTCCGTGTGCCATCACCCAACCTGGAAGTAGTTCGTGCATCTTATGTAAGTAATTAATCTTTAACTTCTCATAGCCAAGTAACTGTTCAATCTCTAATGACTTGAGTGACATAAATGCAGGTGCATACTTACGTATGTATGTATCAATACGATCTGTATGATTAGATCGTTGAATAAAAAATGGCTTGTTACCTAATGCTTTACGGTAACTAGCCATTGTCTCGTGCGTTAAATCTATACTGTTCTGTAATGTTTCTGCGTACTCGCCAGCCATACCTTTGTTCCACCTGCTTGGTTCTGGTGCATCTAGTTCATCACCAACGCACCACAACTGGTCGGGTTTATAATAGCGAATGAAGTCTAAGGTGGCATCAACCGCCTTGTTGTCTTGATAGGGTATCTGAAGGTCACTGAGGACCACTACCCGCTTTGTTTTGGCTACCATTGGGTATGCCTTCCCACTGTCCTCGTTGGACTAGTAAGCCAATTATGGCATAGTTTGCTAGGTCAATGAGTGTATCTTCTACTGATTCATAGTTGGGCGTGTCGTTATCTCCAAGGTGAGATAGCCGTGCCAACTTGTCATACATACGCACACGTAGCCCATTCATAGCACCACCTGGTGCACCTGCTATGTTCATTGGACCATAATCTTCGTGCTTTTTGTAAAGAATATCTAGTAGTTCATATGCTATTGCGTGTGCATCTTCACGATTCTTCATCTAATATCTCCTTGAGTGTGAGGTCTAAGTCTTTCATAGATTCTTGTACTGATAGTTCTTCCCATACTTTATCAGCGTGTCCATCTTTAGATGCAACTAAGATTGCAGCCATCATTATAACTAACTTGCGACCCTCTTCTGGGTCGTCTTCTATTGTGTCATAGATGTCGCGTAGTACTTCAAGTACATTCATCATCTTGTTCTCTGACACTGGTATTCCTATGCTAAAGCCGCTGTGTTCTATATGATTCCAGAAGGTCTCATCAAGGGGTAATGCATTTTCCGATTCGTTCGTCAATCCAGTCGCTTCCTCTCTTAATCATTACGCTGTTTACGTCTTCACCTTCAGGCATACTGACGATGTTAACATTGCCTAACTCTCTGCTGATCTTTTTGCCAAACTCTAGTCCTGCTGCGTCGCCGTCGGCTAGCACTATAACTGTATCAAAGTCATCTAGTATTTTGGCATAGTGGGGCTTCCAGTTGTTAGCCCCTGGAATACCAATGGTTGGATGCATAGTTTTAACTGTCATCATAATACAATCAAACTCACCTTCGGTAACGCAGATGTATTTGTCTGCAACAAAGCAAGCCTGTGTATTAAACATAGTAGTCTTAGCACCAACTAATCCCATATACTTAGGGTCTTCGTTGTGTATGCCACGGAATCTAATATCAACCACGCCTGATGGCGTGATGTAAGGTATTGCTAGCCTACCTTTATATGCCTCGTGTCCTGGAAGAGGGTCTTCTACCACTCCCAAGTGAAATACTTTTGCCTCTTCTACCGAGAGTTGACGGCTTAACAGATACTCTTCCGCGAGTTCTATCTTTGCTGCGTATCTCTGTGTTGCCTGTAGTAAGAAATTCTTCTGCGAACTTGACAGCCTCACGATAATCGCCACCTTCCTTGTACATAATTAGGGAATAAGTATCGCCTTTGACACCACACCCGTGGCAGACAAAGGCGTTCTTGTCGTAGTTTACTGCTGCTGATGCGTGGCTATCTATATGAAAGCAACACTTCATCTTGCGCCAACCACTACCTCTGGCTGGTGTATCTGCACCTATGTAATTGAGATACTCTTCAATGCTTGGCTTCTCCAAGTGCTCTCCTTAGTAAGTCTACATATACGTGACCAGGCATAGTGCAGTACCAATCGGCTGGGCTTCCCCTACCCACTCGCTTGTGCCACACTACACCTGTCCACGCTTTATCGTTAGCCATCTCGGTTAACAACTCTTCTGTCCAACCAGCCAAGTTCATCTTGGCGTGGTTTTTGATCTCAATTGTAACTCCAGGTATACCTGAGATGTCACCCTTGTCTAACGTAGCACCAGCCAATCGCCTATCAACATAGGGAAACCATTGCTTGAGGTACTTAACTACATCTCGCTCTGCTCCTGAGCCTTTGGCTTTGGCTGCGCTACTCATTCGTTAGGTTCGTCTCTGACTTCTGTTAATTCCCAACGACCTGTTTCCATTTTCTTTGCACGTTCTTCTGCTATTTCTAGCGAAGAAGCAC